AAAAGATAATATGCAAGTAGCCCTCTCATTCGGTCCTTACCCGACTAACGTCCAATTCGGCAGACCTGGCGCATTGAACTGTGATGATCTTGGACTGATCTGGTTGAAGCATGTCGCTCTTTTCAGTCGCCCAGGCATGCTCTTTAACCATTCCCTGATCCTGTTAGTGCCAAAAGAAACCGTTATTCCCGAGGATTGCCAGCTGGAGAAGTGGGGTAGCGTGAAACGGTTTGCCGAGAATTCGAAAGTCGAGCAATGGCCGTTGGGACCCAATCTCATTTTCGAACAAATCATTTGGCTCCAGTACAACAACAAGCTTTCGGGGCCGTTCCTCTGGTGCGAACCCGATTGCGTGCCGGTCGTTCCGGATTGGTTGGAACGCATCGACGAGGAATACCGGCATTGCGGGAGAGCCTTCATGGGCGCAAACGTCGAGCAGCAGGTGGTTAACAAAGTCAAGATCCCCAGGCACATGACCGGGAACGCCGTTTACCCGGATAAAGCCTATGCGCTGGCACCGAAGATCCTCGAAGCCCGCATGACGCCGTGGGACGTTTACGCGGCTGACCAAATCCTCCCACAGGCCTATTTCACCGCCCAGATCCAGCACGAATATCGGCACGGCGAGATTGCTGACCGGCGCGAACTTGCCACCATCCTCCGTCCAGAGACTACGCTATTTCACTCCGATAAATACGGCGCTATCGCTCGCATCTTCGGGCGAGCGCAGCAGCCGCAAGGCAAGCCTTTGGTGGAAGTGTCTGCTAAGCAGGAAGCCGATATGGACAAGATGCTCGAGCAAATCATTAACCATTGCCATTTCGACCTCGAGTTTCGCAAAAGAGCCGCCTATAAACTGGTCGAGCACGGAGTCGTGAACCGTGGGCATTGTGCGAATTACGACAAGATGAAAAAGAAGTTAGAGGCTGCTCATGCCGCCGAAGAGCCACAACCAGAGCCTGCAACCTGACGGCACCCGTTGGCCGTTCTATTTCGAGCGTTTCCCTGTAAATCCTTCGCTGATCCAGAAACTGCTCTATTGCGGGCTGCACGAGCCGGACCCCGACCTAAGAGAATTCTATCGAGGTCGCTATTATTATCGCAAAGCCGCCATCGGAATCATGTGGCGCGCGAGCGACGTAGTCTGGCATCCGTGGATCGATCGGATGCTGGCGAGCTGGTGCCAGTACAATTGGATCACTTGGACGGGGCCGGCGGCCAGCGGCAAGTCATTGGCAGCGAGTCTATTCGCTCTCGAGTACTGGCTGGAGGAGCCATGGGCGACCAGCGTTATCATGGCCAGCACGACCAAGAGCGCCCTCGCGCGCCGGCTCTGGTACTACGTGCAGGATCTCCACGCCAAGATTCCCGCCGAGATCGGGAACAAAGGCGAACCGGTCTACTCGGAGTACATGGTCCGGTGGAAAATGGGAGATAAGAAGAACGGCATCTTTGGTCTGGCGGTCGAAGAAGGTCCTTTGGAGGAAGCGCTGCATAACCTGATTGGCTACCACAACAAGCGAGTCGCCCTGATCGTAGACGAGGGTCCTGGCGTGCGCGAGGCTCTCTTCGGTGCCTGTGACAACCTCTCCAAGAACCCAGAATTCAAATTCCTGATGATGGGCAACGCCGAGAGCAGGGAAGATCCCCATGGGCGCTTCAGCGAGCCAATCGCTGGCTGGCACGCGATAGATCCTGCGACCGATACCGAGTGGGAAACCCAAGGCGCCATGGCAAAGGGCAACGGCGTGTGCGTCTTCTTTGACGGACGCAAAAGCCCTGCTATCACCGAACCAGATGGCGAAAAGAAATACCCGTTTTTGATTAATCAGCGGCAAATCCAAGACGCAATGGATTACTACAAGACCGATGAAGATCCAAGGTTTTGGTCGCAATCAATCGGGTACTGGCCTCCGGTGTCAATCAAACGCACGGTCTTAGACGAACGGATTGTCTATAATAACCACGTCACCCAGCCGGCGACCTGGTACACGTCCTTTCGATGGTGTGCAGCGCTTGACCCCAGCTATGAAGGGGGGGATCGGAAAGTCTTCCAGGCGTTCAAACTTGGGCAGCTTGGAGGCGATGATCATAACCGATGGCAGATAGAGTTCGCCAAGCCGATTGAACTCAAAATATCCATCCGGCAAGACGAGGAAATCCATTATCAGATCGTCCATCAGTGCGTCGACCTCTGTGAAAACTTGAGCATTCCACCGGGTCGGTTCGCGATTGGCTCTTCCGGTGAAGGCGGAGGGCTGTTAAGTATTTTTCGACGTGAATGGGGACCGGTCGTAGGGATCGAGGAAGCTGGCGTCGTTTCTGAGCGTCCGGTCTCCCATTCCAATCCTAAACCTTGTTGCGAAGAATACGACCGCGTGGTAACCGAGCTCTGGTTCGCCGTGCGCGAATTTGCAATCCACGGGTGTTTGCGCGCCATGCCCGCCGAAGCGATTCGCGAGTTTTACACTAGGCGCTGGGATATTCAGTCCAGAAAAGTTCGCCTCGAGACCAAGAAGGAATTATCCAGGCATTTCAGGCGTTCACCCGATTACGGTGACGCGGTCGCTTTTTGTGTGGAGTTAGCCCGCCGCCTCGGCGCGATTGCCGGTAATCCGGAATTGTCCAAGATCGATCCGTGGGGTAAAGAACTCCAGGAGGAATACGATCTCATGGTCGCCGGGGAAAACACCTATTCAACCTCCGGAGGAATGAACTACGATTACTAAACCGCAAAGGAAAGGTAATTCGGGCGCCCTAATCAGGAACCTCGATAAAGAGCAAGGCAATCCCGACCACGAAAAGTGGGCTGATTATAAAGGAGATTGCGAGATCGAGGGAATCCATTATTGGATGAGCGCTTGGGTCAACGTTTCTACCAGAGGCACCAAGTACCTGGGAATCAGATTCACCAAGAAACTGACTCGTAACCCGCACGTTGATGCAGAAGCTTCTTAATCAAAATGAGGTCCCGCCAGATGGCAGATTTACTTCTGAACGAACATCTGGCCGGAACAATGTGAAGTTTCGTCACGGATTGCACGGAACGCCTGAATACCGAGCTTGGAAAAGCATGTTCACTCGTTGCAGGCTGAGTTATTCCAGTCGTGGAATCAAAGTCTGCCAAAGATGGAAGGACTTCGTCTTGTTCTTTGCTGACATGGGAATCAAGCCATCTCAACGTCACAGCATAGACAGAATTAACAACGACGGAGATTATGAACCCGGCAACTGTCGCTGGGCGACGCCCCAAGAGCAGGCGCGGAATCGTCGAAAGAAGAGCAAAAACAAAGATGCTTATCCCCTCTATCACGAAGAAACCTCGCAAAGAGCAGTTAGGGGATGGATAACAAGGAGGCGTAATGCAAAAATTGCTTGAGAAGGACACAATACCTCCTGACGGCATGCGCTATTTCCAGGCTGAGACGCGGACCTGGATCAGAGCAGCCGATTACCTGAATCTGTTCATCCAGGTGCGCGAACATCGCGTAGCCAATAACTTGCCTCTACCCACGTTTTGGGAAGCCGAGGTCGAGGATCAACTCTGCCACATGCTGCCCCCCGGACTCTGCAAAGAGCAAAATCCGGCTCAAACCATCAACACGTTCACTCGCATTTCCTGGGAGCAAGTGGTCGGCGGAACCCGGACCCTGGTCGACTGGGCCGCTCACGGACTCACCAAAGTGTCTCAAGAGTTAGCCGATTCGCGGGCTAACATCTGTACTCGGTGCTACTACAATGTCGCCATCGGCGGCGTATGCGGCTCGTGCGGACACCTGCAAAACCTCGCTGCCCAGTTCACTCACGGCCGGCGGACGCCTTCCGATCCATTTTTACGTGCATGCGCCGTGTGCCATTGCTCGCTGCAGGTAAAATGCTGGACTCCCGTTGAGAGTATTGATAAAGGAACTCCTGATACATCGAGATATCCAGAATTCTGCTGGGTGCGCAATGAACTCGACGAACTCAGAAAGCCTGTATCAACCCAATGCCAACCGGAACTAACAGCCTGACAGGAAAGCCAAACGGTTTGAAACACGGTGGATCTGAATCCCTCGAATACCGAAGCTGGCGCAACATGCTCAAAGCCGTGCGTCATCCAGAATTGAATCGTTGCCCATCAGGAACAAAGGTTTGTGAGCGCTGGCTGAAGTTTGAAAACTTCTTTGCCGACATGGGTCCGAGACCGTTGCCTGGATGTATTCTTCATCGAAAGGAAAACGTTGGCGATTACGAACCGGGCAATTGCCAATGGGTCACCAGAAGCGAATGGTTCGCTGATCGCACCCTCTGGGAAAGATTGGAAATGTCATTTAAAGGAGGTGCCGTTCAAAGGACCAAGCCGCATCTAAAGCATGGACACACTTCAGCGAGCGGTCGTTTCCGCTCAATGACCTATCGAAGCTGGGAATCAATGCTCCGCCGCGTCACAAGTGCAAAATATTGTGGTTTCAAACGCTACGGTGGACGAGGTATAAAAGTTTGTGATCGTTGGTTGGATTTTAGGAACTTCCTCTCCGATATGGGATTAAGACCTTCATCGAAGCATTCCATCGATCGCGTTGATAACGATGGGAATTACGAACCAAGAAACTGTCGTTGGGCAACGCCTAAAGAGCAGGCTAACAACAAAACAGAAGTAATATGAGTTGGGAAAGCATGTTGCTTGATAGCATCTCGACGGAAGATGCATTAAGCGGTAAGAAACGATTAGAGATTCCGGATACGCGCATTAAAGATTGCTTCAGCGCAAGACAGATAGCATTAAAAATGCTCGATAACGACAGATTGCGTGCACGGGAACGCGCCAAAGTACAAGCCATGATCGACGGAATCAACCGTATGACCCTGTAAAGC